GCTGACTGATAATGTCGCCACTTTCACTACACTAGGGATACATGAATTCACCGAAGGACAATCAGTTGTCATCACAGGATGTGGAACACCTTACAACGGAACAAGAGTTGTGCTGGCAGATAATCTTGGCCAATATACCTTTTCACAATCGATCACTAATGCCAATCTACTCGAGGCTAATGTCATCCCATCAGGAGTTGCTACCCTTTCTGGCGGATCAACTTATGTTGGAAATGCAGCTGTTCAATCAGCCGTCTATACAGTTTCAGTCGAAGTATTCCAAGCCAGACTTGCAGGCGGAGGACAAATCGAAGGAGTAGATTTTACTTCAACACCATTTAGAATGGGTCGATCATTATTTAACAAATGCGTTGGTTTGCTTGGTTCATATATTGACACCGAAAGCATGGCTCAATAAATGCCTAATCAGACAATCCTTGAACAAGTCCGCACGCCTTTAGCAACTGCTTTATCTAGTGTTGCAGGAAATGTTTATGCGTTTGTTCCTGAAACAGTTATTCCACCAGCTGTCGTTGTCGTTCCAGATAGCCCATATTTAGAATTTGAAACAATAAACAAATCAAACATTCGCGCCAAGGTCAATATGACCATCTCAGTTGCAGTTGCATATAATAGCAACCCAGCATCGCTCGACAATATCGAGCAATTAATCATAAGCGTTCTGGCAGTTATTCCTGGTGGATATATTGTCAGCTCGGTCGAAAGACCAACAGTCACCACAGTCGGAGCATCGACTTTGCTTATTGCAGATGTTCGAGTATCTACCTACTACACACGCACAGTCTAAGGAGAAATCATTGCAACCACAGTAATCACAGGTCGCGATATTTCGTTGTCTTTCACAGGTGGAACAGACATCGAAGCACAAGCAACCAATGCAGTTTTAACAAAAGTCAATGAGCGTCAGGAATATCAGACACTTGATGGCACAGCTTACAAAACCACTAATATCAGCGGAACATTTCAGTTAGACATGTTGGCTGATTGGGGCAAGACAGGTTCAGTTTGTGAGGCTCTATGGACTGCTGCCGAAAGCGCGCCAGACACAGATATCACAATCACACTCGTAGCAGCAACAGGAGCATCATTTGCGTTTCCAGTAAAGCCAGAGTTTCCAACTGCTGGTGGATCAGGAATTGATGCACAAACTGTTTCCTTTACTTTCACAGTCACAGGTGGATCAGTCACAGAAACATTTAGTTAAAAAATAGAAACGGGAGCAAAAAATGAAACTACCAATCACAATTGAATATAACTCAGGCGAGCAAGCAACATATATTGCCCAACCGCCTGAGTGGGCTAAGTGGGAGAAATCAACTGGCAACACCATAAGCCAAGCAAAAGAAAAACTTGGAATGTGGGATCTAATGTTTTTAGCATACAACGCTCATAAGCGCGAAGCTGCTGGAAAACCAGTTAAACCATTTGAGGCTTGGATGGAAACAGTCAGCGATGTAATTGTCGGTGATGCAAACCCAAAAGCCACCCCGCAGGAAGCCTAAGCAGATTATTGGTTGAGTTAGCAATTGCTACTCAGATACCAATGAGTGAATGGGTTGATGCAGAGGATATTTTAACAGCAATAGAAGTATTGGAGGCGCGATATGGCAACTAGCACAGAGCCTTCGATTTTCTTTTCAAAAAGAGAATTAAATCAAATCTCAAGAGTTTTTCGTAGCATGGATGATATTGCAAAAGAACAAGCTAAAAGCAAAATTCAAGAATTGGTTGGCAAGCAATTATCTGCAATTAGAGCCATTGCTCGATCAAGAGGTAAGGTTGCACAAAGAGTTGCCGATGGTGGGCAAGTTAAAAAGTCATCATTACAGGGTGAATTAAAGTTTGGATTTGCTTCACAAAGATTTTCAGGCGGAGCAACAACTCAATTCAACACTCGCAACGATGCAAAAGGTAATCGTAAGGGTATTGGCGCAGGTGCAGAATTTGGATCTAGCAATTACCCACAATTTCCAAGATGGTCTGGTCCAATGCCTAAAGGTCCGGGTTCAAGAGGTTGGTTTATTTATCCTGCAATTAGAGAATCTCAACCAGAAATTATTAAAGAATTTGATGAAATTATTACCAACATTGTAAAGGAGTGGCGAGATGGCGGCCAATAGTAATAGAGCCTTAACCCTTTCAATTGTTGCCGATATTGACAATCTGCAAAAGGGATTAAAAAAAGCAGATACTGAAATTGAAACCTTTGGCGATAAGGTTGGCGCATTTGGAAAGAAAGCTGCTGCTGCATTTGCGGTCGCTGCTGCTGCTGCCGTTGCCTATGGCACTAAATTAGCCGTTGATGGGGTCAAAGCAGCCATTGAGGATGAGCAAGCACAGTTAAGGTTAGCAAGTGCTTTAAGGACTGCCACAGGGGCTACTGATGCCCAAATAAAGGCTACTGAGGACATGATTTTAAAGACATCCCTAGCCACAGGCGTTGCTGATGACAAACTTAGGCCAGCGTTGCAAAGACTTGCAGTCAGCACAAAAGATACTGGTGAGGCACAAAGATTATTAAGCCTTGCTTTAGATATTTCTAAAGGTAAGGGAATTGAATTAGAAACAGTTGCGAATGCTTTGGGTCGTGCTCAAGATGGAAACACCACAGCTCTAGGCAGGCTTGGACTTGGATTATCTAAAGCCGAACTTTCAACCCTTTCATTTACCGAAGTTCAACAAAGATTATCTGATCTTTATGGTGGTTCAGCAGCTGCAAACGCTGAAACCTTTCAAGGCAAGATTGATCGTTTAAAGGTTGGCTTTGATGAGGCTAAGGAAAGTTTAGGCGTTGCTTTATTGCCACAGGTTGAAAAGTTTATTACATTCTTAAACGATACTGGCATTCCAACATTAAACGCATTTATTGCAGGATTAACTGGTGATGAAGGATTAAGTGCAGGGTTGCAAGAAACTCAAAGAGGTGCTGAGAGTTTTGGAAAAGCAATTGGAGTAGTTTCAGGAATCATTTCAGGATTTATAACATTCTTAAGAGAAGCAATTGGCTTTGTCACCATATTGGCTAATGAGTTAATTCGAGTGATTAATATAATTCCTGGTGTTAATATCGGATCAATTCCAAATATCGCCCCATCAGCTGCTGGAGTTCCTTCTTTGCCAAGTAGCGCGAACACCAGAGAAAGCCGATCAAGCGGAAGCACAGTAAATAACATTACAGTTCAGACAATAGATAGCGAGAGCGCAGCAAGGGCTGTTGCTAAAGTAATTAATCAAAGCGCATCAAGATCAATTCCAGCATTGAGCGGCACAAGCGTTCGAGGTAATTGATGACTGTCTTTACGCCTGACTGGAAATTGACAATTGCTGGAACTGAATACACAGACATCGCAATAAGCGATATTCAGCATCAGGCTGGTCGAGATGATCTTTATACTCAACCATCCCCATCTTATATGCAAATCACCCTAGTTGCTTTATCAGGTCAAACTTTGCCATTTGCAATCAATGATAGTTTTTCATTACAGGTCAAAAACAGTTCTGGAACTTATGTAAATCTATTTGGTGGGGATATTACCGATTTAACTGTTGAAGTTGGAGCATTCGGAAACATAGCCAAAGTTGCTAACTACACAATCCTTGCAATGGGATCTTTAGTCAAGTTAGCCAAAGAAATCTACAACGGCACAATCTCACAAGATGAAGATGGCAATCAGATCTATGATCTATTGTCTAGCGTGTTGCTTGGCACTTGGGCTGAAGTTCCAGCAGCTTCGACTTGGGCAACATATTCCGCAACAGAAACTTGGGCTAATGCTTCAAATCTAGGACTTGGTGAGATTGATCAACCTGGACTTTACACAATGGAGAACCGAGCAGCATCACCAGATACGATTTACAACATCGCAAGCCTTATAGCCAATTCAGCCTTTGGATATTTGTATGAGGACAATGCAGGCAATATCGGTTATGCAGATGCAGATCATCGTCAGAATTATTTATTGACAAATGGTTATGTTGATCTAGACGCTAACCATGCTTTAGGTTCAGGATTATCAACCATTACTCGATCAGGTGATATCCGAAACGATGTTTATATCAATTACGGCAATAACTTTGGATCACAGAAAACTGCTACAAGTGCAACTTCAATTGCAACCTACGGCTACAAAGCAGAGAGCATTCAATCGGTGCTTCACTCAGCTGTGGATGCTCAAGCTGTGGCAGATCGTTATATTGCTCAAAGAGCCTTTCCGCAACCAGTATTCCAAAGCATCACTTTCCCATTGACAAATCCTGAGATTGATAACTCAGATCGAGATAACCTTCTTGGGATCTTTATGGGTCAGCCGTTAAACATACAAAACCTACCTGAGCAGATTTCAAGTGGGGAGTTTGAAGGTTATGTTGAAGGATGGCGTTGGAGCACTCGCTTTAATGAACTGTTTTTAACGCTAAATCTTTCACCAGTTGCATTTAGCCAAGTGGCTATGCGATGGAATACTGTGCCAATTGGTGAGGCTTGGAACACTTTAAGCAATACTTTGACATGGGAATACGCTACAATCGTAGCCTGAGATAAAGGACAATATGGCAACCACTACTAATTATGGCTGGACAACACCAGACGATACCGCGCTGGTCAAAGATGGCGCAGCTGCTATTCGCACACTTGGTTCATCTGTTGATACAACTACCAAAGCATTAAACCCATCAACAACTCTTGGTGATATTGAATATCGTTCATCCACAGCAAATACAAATACAAGACTTGGAATTGGAACTACTGGTCAAGTATTAACTGTGGCAGGTGGCGTGCCATCTTGGGCTAGTGCTAGTGGTGCTGGTTTAGTTAAAATTTCAACTGGATCTTGGGATACTAATACTGCCGTTGCATTTGATTCTGTTTTTTCTTCAACTTATGACAATTATAGAATTGTATTAAATTGGACAGCAGTTCAAAGTGCGCCTAATACTGTTAATATAAGATACAGGACAGGTGGAAGTAATAACACAACTTCCAATTATGGAAGTGGCTGGCGAAACTGGTTATTAAATAACGGAAGTCAATCAGGTGGTGGCACTGCTTCTGGTAGTAATAATTTTATTGTATTAAATTTAACAACTAACGGAACTATTTCTTTTGATATTTCCAGCCCTTTTCTTACCCAAGACACAAAAGCAACTTGGCTTGGTGGTGTTAGTAATACTGGTTATGTTGGTTTTGGTCGCTTTAGTGATACAACTTCTTTTGATGGCATTTTCATCTATGTAGATACAGGCACTTGGACAGGAGAGGCAACAGTTTATGGCTACGCAAAGTAAAATGAAAATAACAGTTATTGATGGTCTTACTCAAGAAGTAATTGAACGAGAAATGAATGAGGCTGAGTTAGAACAATATAAACTTGACAAGGCAAATTCATTAAAGTTAATTGCCGAAGCAAAAGCGAAAGAAGCAGACAAGCAAATTATTCTTGATCGCATTGGTTTAACTTCTGATGAACTTCAAACGATTCTTGGCTAATGAAGGCTTGGTTATCTAAAGCTGCTGTTCAGTTAAGAGAACAAACTGATGACTGCTTCCCTGATCGCAAGCGTGCCAGCGATGGGTGGATTGGTGATGCTCGCCATTCAGCCAGAGTCAGTCAGCATAACCCGAATGAACAGGGTGAAGTATGCGCCATCGATATTGACGCTCGCCTTTCTGACCAAGACGGAGTTAGTTTCGATTTGGCAGATCAAATTCGACAG